TTTTTGTTTCACAAAAAATTGTTCTTATAAAAACAGAAGCATTTTTGTTTCACAAAAAATTGTTCTTATAAAAACAGAAGCATTTTTGTTTCACAAAAAATTGTTCTTATAAAAACAGAAGCATTTTTTGTTTCACAAAAATTGAAACCTACAACCCATACAATATACTATAGGAATGACATCAAAATATATTAAAAATGAGAATGGAGATTTTGTATGCCCAAATTGCGAAGTAGTTAAAAAGAATCAAAATACCATGTATTATCATATGAAGAAGCATGAAGGAAAACTTCCATTTGAATGTGACATTTGCAAGAAAGATTTTGTCCAGAAATCTTCACTAGATCTTCATAAACTATCAAAACATAAGAATACTAAGAAAGAAGATCTAAAAACATTCAAATGTGTATTTGATCATTGTAATTTTGAATCAATTACAAAGGCAAATCGGAGAATTCATTGTTTGCGAAAACATTTTCAAGATGAAGTTGCAAAAATTATGGATGAAAATAAATGTTTATCTTGTGATAAATCATTTCAATCAGCAACTGCCTTTTATTATCATGTGTCATCATGTATTCATATAAATGATGAAACAATTAGAAAGAAGTTAATTGAAGTTCTTTAATGATTATCATCATGAACCTGTAACATAACTATCATGTTATATAAATGATAACCAAGAGCACCAAATGATAAGATACCTAAGACTTCATATGCAGGTCTTTCTGTTTTTTTACCATTATATCCAATATATATTAATAATGGTGCTATACCTACAACATGGTATATATTCACCCATAAACTAGATGATTTAGCATAATACTTTACTAAAGCCTTATAAGCATGATAGACCAAAACAAATAATCCTACAATAAGAAGTGTTGTATAAATCCACTCGGGGTTAGATGCACGATTAAAAAATACATAAAGTAAAAAGGGTGAAATAACTAAGACATGAAATAAAGCAACAACAAAATGAGAATTCATAAGCTATAAGTATGAAACAATTTTTTACTTTGTTCTAAAGAACCTTCAATCCATGCTTGTTTCAAACTAAAAGATTCTCCTACAACATATACTTCAGAATCATATGGTTTTAATGATTTTTTAGATTCTTCAATAGGATTATAATTACCAGGAAGCCAATATGTTGCGCCGTATTTCCAATAGTGACTTTTAAAAAATTTATAATTTGGTATATTTCCAAATAACTCTTTTAATAAATTTTGTATATGACGACCAAGAGATTCTTCACCATATTTGTTCAAAATTTTATGAAAATTATTTGTATCACGTGAATCTGTGTATGATATCATGGCGGTTGCATTACCATCGTTATAATTTATTGGTAAAAAATATCGTATAGGGCTTTTTGTTACAATACGATTATATTGAGAAAACCAACATTTGTCATATACAGCATATGTTCTTAAAAGAGGTTCCATTCTTAAATGTTTTAGAACTGTATAGTCTTCAAAAAATGGAATTTGTTTGAGTGCTTCAGATGTCATAGCGCAAATAACTTTTTTAGATACTAATGTTTGAATTTGTCTTTTTTTTAGTTTTCGTGATCCAGAATAGTATTGTGTTTCAATATATTCTTTTTTATCTTTTATATTTATACATTCATAATTTGTTAAGATAGTTCCTCCACGTTTTAGAAAATCTTGTTTCATTTTTTCAATCAAACTATGTAATCCATTTTTAGCAACAAAATATCCTTCATTAGAAGACATTTCACCATTTTTTTTGAATGTTTCTAAGGCTAAATCTGCTCGTAAAATTTCTAATTCAGCTCTATAAGGGAATCTATCAAAATATTCTTCTGTTTTATCTTTTCCATGTATTTGTATACATAATTCTTTCAAAGTAGAATTTCCAAGTATTTTAGAATCTAAATTACATAGTGGTTCAAAAAATACATCTAATGTTGTTTCAAATAAGTTTGGTTCTATACAACTAATACCATCTCTTTTATATGATAATTGAGGTGATATAGGATGTAGTGGTTCTTTATAATGTTTCATTAAATCAAGAAGCATAGTATGGTATTTTGAAATACGACCAGCACCAGATTCCCAAGTATAACCATTTTCATGAAATGTATCAATTCTTCCTCCAACATTTTTATATTTTTCACAAATTATAATATTTTTCTTGTGTTTTATTAATTCTAAACCACAATAAAAACCAGCAATACCTCCACCTATTATTATACAATCATACATCTAATTAGATTTTGTAATAAAACTTAGTAACCAATCTAGAATCTCAAGAGTATTAGAAGCTCCTTTCATTCCAATAATTGTTTTGTTATAAATTACCATAAATGTTGGAATAGAACGAATATTACAATAACCAGCCGTATAATTATTTCTATCAACATCGCATTTTAACCAGTTTGCGTTAAATTCTCTCATTAATCTATCAATATCAATCTTTTTGCAAGGACCACACCATTCAGCACTAAACCAAATAACACTTAATGTTGGTAAAGGTGTGTCGCTTGGAATTCTACCAATCAACTGTTCAAATTCTTCTTGAGTTTCTAAATACTTCATATTACTTTTTATTAGATTTTCTTAAAGTATGAATTGTAAATCCAACAAGTGGTATTAAAAATAATACTAATCCAAAATATATGTGTTCATTACTTTGTTTTTTCGCACCACCATCTTGTTTTAAATTTTTCATAATATCTTTTAATTCATCCATTTCATTAGAACCACCACCACCAAATAATCTACCGAAAGAAGGTAATAGTGAAGTAACACCCGTTACTGGTGTTAATGGATTTGCTACACCAGCTGTCGAATATAAATTATTTAATGCACCTGCAGGAGTTGTAGGAACTGGAGTTGTAGCAGTTGTTACATTATTAAAACCAGTCGCTTTTAGAGATAATACATAAATAATTGATAATCCCATAATTATTACGCCTATCCAAAATGTAGCAATACTAAAATAACGAATTGATACATGCCCTAAATCATTTTTGTTAGATAAAAAGAAAGTACTAAGATAATATGCACCGAGAAATACTGATCCTACAAATAAATATAACCATCCCTTGGTTCCTTTTGACATATTTTTCATAGGTTCAGTATTAATCTTTCCTTTTCCAAAGGAACCAAAATCAAAAAAAGGAATATCTAGTCCCTTTTCATGAATATCACTTTTATAAAATGCCTGAACAACATCATATGCATACCATGTGCCAATTGTTAGATAATTTACAAAAATTTGCATTACACTAGGGACATTACCAACTAAAACATATACTAGTATAGTAAATCCTAACTTAGCTATTCCAGATATATTAGAACCTATTGCAAAATGATCTAATCCTAATAAACCTGTAACAGGAAAAGCAGCTAATAATTTATATAACCATAATGGAAATGGTGGAAGAACAGCAGCGGCTGTTGATTGTAATACAACTAAAGGAGTCGGAATAATACCAGGGGGATTTACTATAGAACTCATATTTGACCTATTTAATACTCTTAAATCGTGAATAATAATCCCCCAAAGCCATTCACTATACGTAAGACATTATGATTTGTAGCATACACTTTTGCAATAGCATTACCTCGTGCTGGAGGATTATCATTTGTAGAATCGGGAACTAAATTCATTTGTAAAACAAAATTGTCAATTCTGCTAGCATTTAGAGAACCAGATGGCTGTAGTTCTTCAGGACGTAAAGCAAAACAATAATTGTAAATAAATAAATTGCTAGGCACACATGTATGATGGTAATAAGGTTGAACTAAACGGAAATATCCAGCATCGCGTCTATCAAATCTATCATAACCATCCAATTGAATAATAGCATCTGCCATTAAATCTTTTCTTACACCATTCTCAAGAATACTTGTGCTACTAAAGTTAAAGTAATCATGACATGTATCCATTTGAGAACGTTTTATAAACCATAAAAGTTCTCTAATAGGATGATTAAACTCAAGACGAACCGTAGAGGATGTTGCTCCTACAGGGATTGAAATAGGTGATGTATATTGTATTTGTTCAATTAAATATTCATGTGTGTTACTGACAAAACGTCTACGTTCTTCAACATCTAAATATACATAGTCACCATATAAACGTAAATCTGTGATTTTAACAGGTTTTACAGAAAGTGTGTCACATAACCTAGAATTTGAAAGTGTTGGACTAAAAAATAAATCTTGTAAAGGCTTTAGTTTTAGATTTATACGGATAGGATGATACTGTAAAGCAAGTAATGGTAAGTACTGGCCAGGATTCTTACAAAACCAAAAACGTAATGGTATATACAGTTTTAAAGGACCAAAATTATTTGGTTGAATAAAATCATCAACCTTTCCAATCATATTATTAAATGCATCACGCTGCATAGAAGTTGTTGTCATATTTGACCAAATTTCCATCCACTCACCAGTTTGTGTATCGATCTCTTGTTCACCAATTTCAAGTGTAATTTCATCAATCAAAGCATGACCAATAGAATTTACATAAGATACTGGAGTTCCATCCGTTAAAGTTATAGCTGGTAAAGTAATTTCAAGAACTAAAGGTCCTAATAAATCACCTCTACGAGGAACTAAACATGAAATTCGTTTTCCAAAATCTGGGTCTCCATCAAAAAACATTACTTGTGATTCAACAGCAAAATTTGTATAACGACGATATACCATTTTAAACCATGTAATTTGAGGATTTCCGGTTAAGAATATATCTTGTTTACCCATGGCTACAAGTTGTAATAATCCTCCATTTCCTGTCATCTGACTTACTACTTATTAGTAGCAATGATTCTTTTTCATTTCTCTTCGCATTAATAGTTGTTATGGATCTTACAATATATCGTAGCTTATTAGCAATAGATCCTAATACAAATTACCCTATTTCTACAAATTACATATTATCAACAGATGGGTTTGGAGATTTAGCTTGGCAAAATGTTATAGATAATATTAGTTCTCAAAGTTCTTATTTAGGCTATTTACCATCTACTATTTCTGGATTATCCAATCAAGTTGTAGGATTTTCTACAGGTCAATTACCGGGTACGTTGAGCACTCCTAATCTGACAAGCACAGTATCTTGGTTTATTGATCCCATACGTTATATATCAACAGGAAATCTGATTAGCACAACACAATCTTTAATAAGCGGAACTTATTTTAATTCTCTTGTTACAGATGCCAATAATAATCTTGGTTCTAGTGGATATATTTCATCAACACAGTTACAATCTACTGTTGTAGGTTTAGGAAGATATGGATATGTTAGTAGTTTAACACTATACAGCACAATAAGAGGGTTAGGAACGTTAGGGTATGTCAGCACATCATATCTTATTGACATAATAAATAATCTTGGTTCTAGTAATTATGTCAGTACCGCTTCATTAGTGAGTTCAGTAAATAATTTAGGTTCATTAGGATATGTAAGTTCTCTCTCATTATTTTCAACTGCGACAACTGGAAATAATGCACTAATTAGCACAGCAAGTGATATATTAAATAAAAGACAAAATATTTATTTAAATTCTGCTGGTGCTTTAGTGATTGGAGGTTCCAATATTAATGTAACAATTAGTTCAATTAGTAGTTATTATTTCTATAATAGTTTCTTTAATTCAAGTATTACTTATAAAGGTACTAATAATTTATATACAACATCGAATATAGGATATGATTTGTATATAAGCACACTAGACACGCAACTTGATAGATTTTCATCTTATATCACTAATAAAACAAATATCAGTTTGGAAGTATATCCTAATATAATATTCCCTCAAATAAATACAAATTCAAATCCACAAATTTATCATGTTTCATCATTCATTCAATATAATGGATCGAATATTAATTCACAACAGCAAACAAAATTTTTAGCTATGAATAATTCTGGTTCAAATTTATTTCAACAAAGACTAAGAATTAATATTCCAGGTTCTGCAATTAATAATAATTATAGTTATCCATATTTATTAAATCATAGATTTATTAACAGTTTTGCTTCAAATACAAATATTGGATTCGCCACTTACAACTTTCAAGTATACATGGATTCTACTTCCTCGTATTACCTTTCCATTCAAAATATAGCACCATAAAAAAGAGAATGGCAACATCTAGAAAAACTATGAATTTAGATACTCTTCAACTTACCAATATGAATTTTTTAACTTCTAATAATACTTCATATGCATCATCACTAGTATTATATTCAGTTGGTAACGGTTCTATTGGACTTACATCTATAAGCACACTAACAAATATTGGGTATACTACTGTATCCGTGCCCGGTCAAGCAGTTCTTAATTCAAGTAATACATCAAATGTATTTAATATTAACGCTTTATCATCAGAATTAATTTTATCAACAAATCAAATTAGTTCTATTGTATTTATTGGCATACCATCACTCACAAGCACTATGCAAAGCACTATTAATGCAAATCAAGCAAGCACAAACTTTAATTTCTTAACATATCCAAATATACATTCTTCATTTTATTATCAAGGCAGAGTTGGTTTGAATGCCTTTTCTACACTCGCTACAAATACTACACTAAGTAATTCTGGTAATGCACAATTTAGTAGTTTACAAGTTAACTTATCAACATTTTCTAGATTCTTAAATCCGAATGGTTCTTCTCGTTTGTTTCTTGAATATTACCCTAATTTCACATTTTCTCCACTTGTTACACCATCAAGTATTTCTAGCTTAACACTATATACTGAAGGAAATTCAAGCATCAAAAATTTATTATCATTATCAAGCCATATGATCTATGTAAATAATGCCGGTTCAAATGTTCCTATTATTCAATCTGGTGTCCAACAATACATTAATGTAAATTCTGTATATTCGTATGGATTCTCCAGTTTTACAAATCGCCTAACTTCAAACGGGTTTATCCAACCAATTCAATTCGAATTAGATAGTGCTGTTGTTCGTTCGAATTTTAATCTAGGATTAGTGCATTATATTTCTGATGGAATTGCTTCAGTAAAAACAACTGTTGGTAATGATGTATTTAGAAGTGGATTAGAAAGATCAAATCTTATTATTAATAATAATGTAGGAGATAAAAATATTCTTTTTGTATCTATTGCAAATACTGGGAATCAATTTTAACTCCTTCTCTTATTGCTAATTCTTTTGCGAATGGTTGTAGCACTTTTTTTATAATTGCTGTAGGTCTATATGGCCAAGGACTTAAATATACAGCATTTGAGAATTTATGTGAGCGTTTCCAACCTATTTGCTTTCTATTTTTAAAGAGAATATAAAATAATTCTTGTCCATCACGATTTTCAGCAATATTTATATCGACTTCCAACTTTTTTCTATCAATATTATTATATGTTTTTACCTTTTCTGTAATTATATCATACCAATCAAAACAGAAGTTTGTTTTCCAAAGTGTTGCTTGAAAAGTAAATCCATAACTATCATATTCTTTTGTTATTTCAAGCCAATTGCCATAGCTTTTATTCATTTCATTAGGGCCAGGACAAGGCATATATCGAACGCATACTAGATTGTAATCGTTTTCAAGCATATCAATTGAATCTTTTATAGCCTTTTCATCTATATATCTTTCAAGTAAAAAATCTTCTTGCATAGGAAGAACATAATATATATCTTTTGGTAATAATTCAAGAGCTCTTTTTCTAGAACTTAAGAAAGAACTATTTTCCTTTTCTAATACTAATAATTTTACATTATAGTTTTCTTCTAATAACTTACATACTGGATGTTCTGGTTCTTCAGTCGCTAAAAATACACTCCATTTCAAATTAGGAGCATATCTCCTTAGTAACACTAAATGTAATTCCAAAATATAATAATACTTTGGAGTTGAATTGATTAAATATGCTACATGTTTATTGTCCATCTATATCTATCTTAGGTATTTCCTTTAATTCATCTAGAATTAATTCTGGTATAGGTGATTTCGCATGAGGATCCCAAGGAGGCGTGTTAGGTGAATATTCTATATGTTCAAGAAATAACTCTGGTATAGGTGAGATTGTTACAACTTCATTCATGTTTTCACGTATTGCACTTAGTTGTGGAGAACTCATTTGTAAATTATTCACTTTCATTATAATTTCATCTAAACTAATTTTTTGTTCTTCTTTTGGAACTTCACGTTTTTTCTGGAATAAAAAAGGAAAATCTTTCTTTGTTCTTTCAAAAGGTGAAAATTTCTTTTCTAACTCATCAGGCTTGAATCTACGAAAATTAAAACGATTATTTTCTTCTTCTAGAATTTCATCATCATCTTTTATTTGACACTCTTTATTCATACTACTTATGATTCATTATTATTTTTTTAAACCATGTAAAAAAGTAATAAAATTGTATAACTAAAGTGTAAATTATAATTATCATCATGAATTTAGTTATAGTAGAATCTCCAGCAAAAACTTCCAAAATCCAAGGATTTCTTGGAACTGGATGGAAAGTTCTAGCATCTATGGGTCATATACGTGCTCTTGTTGAAGATTTAAAAACACTACATATTGAAGATGGTTTTAAGCCAGAATATGAATTTATGAAAGAAAAAGCTAAAACAATTTCCCAATTAAAAGAAGCAGCAAAGTCAGCGACAACAATTTATTTAGCAAGTGATGATGATAGAGAAGGAGAAGCAATTTCTTACTCCGTAGCAATTGCTCTTAAGTTAAATGTACTAACAAATCCAAGAATTGTATTTCATGAAATTACTAAATCTGCTGTGCTAAAGGCAATAGAAAAACCTAGAACAATTAATATGGATAGAGTAAATTCTCAACAAGCTCGCGCTGTATTAGATTTAATGGTTGGATTTACTATATCTCCACTACTGTGGCGCTTTGTAGGACCATCTTTATCAGCAGGAAGATGTCAAACACCAGCATTAAGAATTATAGTTGAACGCGAAACTGAGATTGAAAATTTTAAATCTGATGTAGCATGGGAAGTAAAAGGAAGTTGGTATTCTGGGAAAACATCATTTTCTGGAAAAATGGTTGATACACTTGAATCTGAAGAAGATGCTATAAATTATTTTGAAAATATTCATATACTTCATAATGCATCTATTACAAATGTAATTACAAAACCAACAACGCATAATCCTCCACTTCCTCTTATTACATCTTCACTCCAACAAGAAGCATCTGCGTTGTATGGATCAAATCCTAAGTCAACTATGCGTGCAGCTCAGAAACTTTATGAAGATGGTCATATTACATATATGAGAACTGATTGTGTAAATATGTCTGAAGAAGCGATTAACGAAGCAAAAAAACAAGTACAAACTATATATGGTAATGATTATGTAGGAATTATGGGATTTAAAAAATCAAAAGGTGACCAAAAGACACAAGATGCACATGAATGTATTAGACCTACACACTTTGATTATACAGTTCTTAGTGGTAATTATACAAGCCAAGAGAAAAGTATTTACAGTCTAATTTATAAAAGAGCATTACAAAGTGTTATGTCATCTGCAAAAGGAGATGAACGAAAGATTCAATGGATGATTGATAATGACCCAAGTGAATTTATTTGGGAATCAATATGGAAGAGAACTACATTCCAAGGATGGAAAATTGTAGGACAAAGTGAAACAAATCTGGATGAAAAAGAAGAAGAAGAAACTCAAAGTTGGAATACTTCTGAAACACTCGCAACAGGAAAAAAGATTTCTTGGAAGAGTCTAGAAGCGGAAGAAAAAATATACAATCCTCCATCGCGTTATAATGAAGCAACATTAGTGCGCGAATTAGAAAAGAAAGGTATAGGTCGTCCATCAACATTTGCTTCTCTTGTATCAGCGATTGTAGATAAAAATTATGTAGAAACAAAATCAGAAGAAACAAAAAATATTGAATTGAAACGTTTAACTCTAACACCAGATATTTGGCCATGTAAAAAAGATTTATTTACAAAGAAAGTATCTGGACAAAAACAAAAGATGTTTCCAACTATTTTGGGAAAACAAGTATATGACTTTTGCATTAAAGAATTCAAAGAACTATTTGATTATGGATTTACAAAACAAATGGAAGATAGACTTGATTTAGTTGAAAAAGGTTCTGAAGAATGGCGTAAACTATGTATTGATACATATAGTTCCTATAAAGATAAATATCAAACTCTTCTCAAAGTTCCTCAAAAAGAAATTAGTAATTCTAAAAAAATAATATTATCTGATGGTTATGATGCAGTTATTACACGAAATGGTCCTTGTTTAGTAAAAGATAAAAAGTTTCTTGGATGGCCTCAAAATGTAGAATTTAAAAATATTAATGATGCTATTGTTAAAGATTTCATTAATAAAGAAGAAACAGCAGATGTATTTGGTTATTATGAAGAAAAACCTATGATTCGTAAAAAAGGTAAATTTGGAGAATATATTGTTTATGAAGGAACAAATATTAGTTTAAAACCTGGAGATACGGTTGAATCAATTATTGAACGTATGAAAGGAAAGTCTGAGACATTACATTCTATAGGCGACTTTGTATTTAAGAAAGGTCAATATGGGACGTATATGATGAAGAAAGTTACTCCTAAAGGTAAGAAACCAGTATTTGTATCTATTCCATCTGGATTAGATGTCAAAACTTTAACAGAAGAAGCGAGTAAGAAAATCTATGAAAATGGAGTTTCTCAAAATAAAAAACATTTCAAAAAATAGATGTCTTCACCGAATCAAACTGGCGGTCATAATACTCCTAAAGATTTATCTGGTAACAAAATTAAAAAATTTCAAAATGGTTGGACAGAAGAACAAGAAAAGTTACTTGCAAAATGGTCAGATTATGCCGCATGCTATCGCTGGTTACATGATAGAACTGAAAAGAAGTTATCAAGTAAAAATAACTTAATAACAATACCTGTAATTATCTTATCGACAGTCACAGGAACCGCTTCAGTAGGTTTAACTGGACTTGTTGGTGATATTCCTAATGGACAAAAATATGGACAAATTGCTATTGGAATTGTAGCTTTGTTTACGGGTATTTTAACGACTCTAGGAAATTTTTTTCGTTATGCTCAGAATTCTGAAGCACATAGAGTTTCAGCAGTTTCTTGGAGTAAGTTTAACAGATTAATTTCAGTTGAACTTGCTCAAAAACCAGATGATCGTATGGACAGTTTAGATTTTATTAACATATGTCGTCAGGATTTAGATAGACTAATTGAACAATCTCCCCAAATTCCTGATGATATTATTAAAAATTTTGAAAGGGAATTTGAACATCAAGAAGATTTAAGTAAACCAGATATATGTAATAATATTGAACATACAAATATTTATAATAATTCTAAATCACGTATGAAGATGTTAGTTGCTGAACTTGCATTAAATATGAGACATAAGAAACGTTTATTACGCGATGAAGTATTACCAGATCTAGATAAACGTATGAAAGAACTTGTTGATAAAACATTTAAGGAATATGAAAAGAAAATGCTTGAACATAAGAAAGAAGAAGAGAGATACAGTTTTATGTCTGATGTGCGTAAAAAACTAGGTGAGGTTGTTGAATCTATTGGCGATATTCATGTATCAGAAAATGATAATGTCGTCGTAGATGTTAATCTAGGAAACACAGGATCTCCTGCAGTAACTGATGTAATAAGAAGACGTAATTAGATTTAGTATCCAAAAAGCAACCCCGCCCGCCCACCATAAATACGTAAAATATTATAGGTTTCAGCCCATAAATGTAAAAAAAATCTATTTACATTATTTGGATTCAAACTACCAGTATTAGAATGTAATTGTAATTGTAGATTTATATTTAACATTTTATCTAAATTTGCTTCACCCGATGGTAAACTTGGAGGCATATGACCATGTTGAAATCCAAACATTAATGTATAATAATAACGATTTACCCAAGGGCTTTTTCTCATTTCTAGCGAAGGTAAAATAGAACGAAATAATGAAGGAGAATCAGTTCCATAACGAATTAATTTTCCTTCATATTCTAAAATAATTTTTGAAAGAGGTTCAGATTCTCTTGTTGAAAATGCTGGGCGAATAATTCCTAATGTTTGAGTATTTTCTAAACCAGTCGCATTTGGCCACCATGGTGTAGATGTTGGAGTAGAAACACCATTCATATAATCATTACCACTCAAATCACGTGTTGCTAAGAAAGGAGCATTATACCGAATAGCATTATAATGATTTAAATAAAAGAATAAATTTCTTGTAGGATTTGGGACACTAAACTTATAATTGATTCTATTAAGATTTTGAGAATCAACAGCCTCAAATGGATAGTGTTGAACAATTGGAACTTTTATATCAGATAAACGAAATCTATTTGCTTCAGGCTTATCTAAATATACATATTCTGCTAATACATATGTAGAGCCTAAATTAAAAATATTTGACATTTGGATTCCAGGAATTTTAGATGCTAATATACTTTGATTAGGATTTCCATTTAATCCATATACTGGTGAACCGTCTATATCTTGAACATAGAAAGAAGCATTACTCAAAGGATAATATGCATCACCACCAGCAGGAAGAGTCTTTGGTAGATTTACTTGACCAGAACTGACATATAACGAATTAATAGGATTAAATGTTACAAACAGTTTTACTAGATCGGATTGAATTGCATCAATAGGAAGAGCTAATCCGCTATCACCGCAACTAAACCAATAAGGTAAGGGTGTCACTACAACAGAGGGAGTTTCATCGGCACCACCAAAACTATTATAATCAAATGCATTATCTTTTCTTTTAATTAATTTGTTCATAGATATTTGTTTTTCAAGAGGTGTATAAAATTCATCCATCATTTCTAAAAGACGCCCATCAAGACGTTCTATAGGAGATCCCCCAATCTCAATTGATGTTTCATTTATAAGAGCATGCCCTAAACTATTTGTCCAACCAAAATTTGGTCCTACAAATGTTTGTCCATTTGAAGTAGCATATGTGCGTGCTTGATTCTGAATTGTATATATATCAGGCATAGTTGTGACTAAATACAATCGTGTAATAAGGTGTCCTTTACGAGGGATTGTCAATACACTTGTGTTCCCTAGTGTTGGAGAATTATCAAAATCAAGTCTTACCCATTGTGTTGTAAAACGACCGGCGCGTATAAAGACTTTTGTAAACATAGATATATTTGGTTGACCTTTTGGTGGTAATAATCGTCCATCTTGAACACCACTCGTTAAATTTCTTAGTAATGAAGCTACCATCTAATCATTCAAATAAGTTTTTTTAAGGTGTTTTTTTTCATTATTATTTCAGAATGCAACAACCATCTCCTACACGTAAAATGAATTTACATCGTAAAAAAACTATGAAGCGTGGAGTTTTACCCATTTCACGATTATATGAAGAGCAAAATGGATTTAATGTTAATATATTAAATCTATCTGAATATTCGACAACATATGGAGAAGTAAAAGAATCTAGTATTCCAATATTATATGAAATTTTTAATACATATGCTCCTCTTTCTAAAATTTCATTACCATTTAGAAATTTTTATGATTTAGGTTCGGGTATTGGAAAATTAGTTATCGGCATGTGTTATTTAAACTCTACGCTAAACTCAACAGGTGTTGAAATTGTTCCTGACAGAGTTAAAATAGCCAATACTGTTCTTCAAAAAATTCGTGATATAAATGTAAAGAAACGTATTGAGAATTTATGTTTATCTATTCTTGATGAATCAATAAATTATACAGATGCATGCTGGATATTTGTTTCTAATTTAACTATGCCCGATGAACATAACGAAAAACTTTTTGAAAAACTATCGAATGAAGTTAAACAAGGATGTATTATTGTATGTTCTAGAATAACAGAACATTCTTCGTTTAAACAATTAAATCATATAACTCTTCCTATGACATGGTCTGATGAATCAAAGGTATTTGTGTATACAAAAATATGACAAAATTGTTTTTTATTATGTTAGAAAGCTAGTAGAATGTTCTTAAATCTAAAAATACGTTTAAAAGAAATCTTTGCTAGAACTTTAAAAATAAATAAAGATGATCATACGCCAATCATGTTCGATGATTATAATACAAATTCTTATTATTATATATTAAATAATAATAAGAATAATATATATTCTTTGAATGAAGTATATACATTATTTCAAAATAAAAAAATACAAGATCCTATGACACGAATGTCGGTAACTACTTATAATATTGTTAAAGTAAAATTTAATCACTAAATAATTTATTTGCAATTCCGTTCTCAAATCTTAACCAATTCAATCCTATACAAAATACTTTAACTTCCCAAGATGCATCTAAATTTGTGACGGGCGGTTGTATTTCAAGAGTTAAACGAAGACTTTGAACACGACTTGCATTTAATGAACCAGATGGTTGATGTTCTTCAGAAGGATGGCGAGCAAATGGATAGCCATATATAAATTTATTATAAGAGACATAACCACCTTTATGATAATTACTTATGAGTTGTCTATAATAATCTTCTGATGCATCACATAGTGTTTCTCCATTTGCTTGAATAATTGCTCTTTTTAACATAGGGGTTCGAGGATTGAATGTAGCATCATATTCTTGTTCAACTACTGAACTAAAATTTGTATATTCATTATTATTTGCTACTTGCTTTCGTCTTACAAACCAAATAATTTCTTCGAGAGGATGATTTGCTTCTAATGGTAATTGAATAATAATTGTATCATTAGAAGATTTAGAAATAGCATATTTAAGAGGTTCATCAAAATAGAATGTCTGAACTTCTCTCATAATATGTTCAAATGGTTCACGTAGCATTTTATTTCTTTCTTGACCATCTAAATATGCTCCATAGGTAATAAGTTTAACTTCTTGAAAATCAGGGATTATTTCTGTGATTGTTGTATTGGCAGAATTAAATGAAATAGTTCTTCCTAAAGGAACACTTGTGCAATTATCTCTATATCCTCTTTTTTGACGAACCGATTGGTAAAAAGGTCTGAATGTAATATGAATTTTTGCGGAACCTTCTTTTAATGCAATCATAGGTAGACTTTCACGAAGACGAGTTCTCATATAAAAAAAAGGAATTATACAAAATATATTACCATCTTCAACAGGAAAATTTCTTTTAGGATTCCAATCTAATAAATCAACCATAGAAGAATATCCAAGTGAATCAGTAGCCAAGCCAAACTGAGTGTTTAATTCTGTATTAAGATTACTGTAAACAAAAATAAAATCACCGTCTAACTTCTCAACAGTAACACCTTCAATTTCTAACTCAGCTTTTTCTATTAATACAGAACCGATTGAGTTAGCAAAAAAGAATGCTTCAGATGGTGTATTATATGTATACTGACCAGAATTGATTAATACTTGTGTTGTTAAATCTAACCAATGAGATAACTTGATTTGAATCGCAGTTCCTAGTAAAATATCCCCACATGGAAGAGAACCAATATCAAATGTAAAACGTTGACCGTAAGAAGCTGGCCCTCGAAATGGAAAGTCTTGAACAACAGGAACAAAAGGAATTGTTCTTCGTTCAGAATTTCTTGTAAACCATGTTGTATTTGTATCTAATGGAAAAAAATCATTTTCTTGAACATCTCTGTCTGTTAAATCTAAAAGTGTTGTTATATCACCTCTTGGTCTTATATAGTCCATCTGCTTTTAATACCATACATTTCTTAGGTGTTAATTATTATTTGAAAGAATGATAGTATATTTTTAAAGAAACCAGATTCTGCGTGCACTAGAGATAAAGGATCTACAAAGTTTTGTATAGTAGGATCTAGTATCTGTGCTTCTAGGTCGAACGTGTCATGCTTGTTAATATAGTCTGGAAGAATCATTTTGAAAGTACATATACTATTAAAAATGTTTTTTTCAATTTTTTAAACATTCTTAGTTTACAATACCCCTATTTATCTTCTTTGGATTTAGACATGCATTTCCAGCATAATAATTCTTTGAGTTTTGAATAAGAATTCCTCGCATCTGTTGGGGAGTATAATTTTGCATCAAATACTTCTTAGAATCACCGCTCTCGTGAGAAACACGCGTATAGAGTTCAGCATTTACAAGCTCATTCACATTAATACGGTTAGAGCTCTTATAATTCTTTGTAGAACGTTTAGTGCTCTCTACTTGCTTAGGAACTAGAATGCGAGTAACCTTTAGAGCAGGATGCCTCTTAAAGATGCTTGGTATATTTGATGTCAAAGATTTTTGATAAATGTAATAAAGGCGAGATGAATTGCATTCCAAGCGAGTGCAGCAATCCATAAAGATGGGAGGATGCGTGATTGAAGACATTCTTGTTATATTTGCGATGGATGGGTATCAGGTTTCAATTTTTTATTTTTTTATGAAATAAAAAATAAAAAAGGGATTGCAATTTTTTATTTTTTATTTTTATCTTTTACCCTTTTAACCATGAGAAATAAGCTGTGTAATATATGTGTTAACTTCACGAATTGAGTTGATTATGTGTGTTGCACGGAAGAGCTCTCCATTTGCTTTTGCAAGCTTCTCTTCAGCATCTTTAATCTGATTCGAACTCATCTCTGAAATCATATCTAGCTTTCCCTGCAGCTCAATATTCTTCATAAACATACTATTCTCGCTATTTGTTGTGTAGGTGATAACATTCTCAGTAAAAGCATTATTATCTTGTAGCTCCTTCTTCAAGTGCTGAATCTCATCAGTAAGTGAATTATTCTTCTTATCAGAAATAGATAATGACTTGCGTGTAGAAAGCAGCTCATTCTTCAAACTAGCAATCTCTGCATCACGTTCATCCAATAACTTCTTTGAGGTCACGCGATTATAACCCATTTGCTGTGACATACCTAGCAAGCGCATCGAAAGATCTTCCTTCTGTGCCTTGAGAAGTGTGATCTCCTCTTCCATACGCTCAAATACAGAGTTCATGCTAAAGACAGACATCTTTGTTGTGATACTGGATTTACTGGAACAAAAAAATCAATTTTTTTTGTTCTTTATTTTTTGTTCTTTTTTTTTAGTTGTTAATGACGTTTGTGTAGACGTAGATGTTGAGGTTCTTGTTGATCTGCCAAAGATCATTCATCGTGGTAATCTTCTGTACAAACTTCTCTAGACTAGAGTTCTCCTCGATATCTAGCATGATGGCGTTCTCAAAGCCATTTCCACCACCATCAACGAGATTTGTGAAATAGCGTGCAATCGCCTCACGAGATGTGAAGTAGATATTGCTTCTCATCCACTCACTCTCATCATCATCATCAACCTCCTCATCTGCTTCACCATGCTGACGCATCTCAATCTGCATGATGACAATAGGAGTTGTAGGAGGGGGGGTGGTGGCTGCACGACGAGGGCGAGCTGGGGCTGGAGGGCAGACAGGAGTCCGCTGGATACGAGGAGGGGTCTGGATCATGGCGGGTGCAGTAGTCTTCTGAGAGCGTGTCATGACAGGCATCTTGAATACTTGTTTGGATACTGCATTTAGCGGCGAGGATGGTTCAATTTTTTTTTGATGCCATGCGTTAAAAATGAAAAAAGAGGGTTATTCTTCTTTCATCTTTTTATATTTATTGCTCAATAAGATACAGTGTGCGTGTTTGAGAGCCAGGCTCTAGCTCCCTCTTGGATAGGAACTCTAACCTCATCTTTAGTGAATTAAAATCCATACCCTGTCCCCTAAGATACCAAGTATCTCCATGGAGCTTCTTTACCATAACGCTACACTTCAGCTCTAGTGCCTTTGCAAGCGCCTCTTCATAAGTCAGACCTTTAAGAGTAGCGATGTCAGGGCCCGCAGTAGATGCGGTAGGGTAATTAATACCGTTAAAGACTGTGACAGATGCCTTATTAGATATGCATTTAGCCTTCTCAGCCTCTGCTGCCACCGCAGCCAGGTCCAAGCCGTCATCTACACCACGCTCCCACGCAGCATCAACCTTCTTGTGTGTTTCTGTGAGTGCGGCCTCAGCCTTCTCTGCACGAGCACGAAGCGCCTCATTCTGGGCCTTGAGATTCTTAATCTTATGAGCTATCTCATCTGTATCAAGAGCCACATCACACTCTTCTTCAAACGCATCGAGCTCTGCCTTCTCTGCCCTCTTGCGCCACCCCACAGCAGCAGAGCGGGCCTTTGCCAGAGCCACCTTCAGACCAGCGACCTCTTTCTCCAGATAAGCGTTAATAGCACTAGTGATAGCGTCCATCTTGATACGGGTCTGCTGGCACCCATTTATTCAATTTTTTTATTAAATTGATTACCAGAGCAAAAATCTTCTTGTAGGCGCACATAAGAGGGCATTCAATTTTTTTTTAAGATTGAAATAAGAGCTAAAACAGAGCCGTTAGAACGAGGCATTTTTACGCCGGCATTCAATTTAAAAAAAAAATTGAATGGTCTGCCCCCCAAAACCCAGTATCATTCTAACAGTCTAAAAGCCTCTAGAGATACCGCGAACGAAAGATGTCCGCCGATTCCAAGATGATTGCAGTCCTGAAGTCCGAGATGGCCACGCTGAGGGCCCGCATCGAGATGCTCGAGGAGCAGCGCTCTGAGATGCCCGCGCCCGCTGTGCAGGCCAATAAAGAGAAGAAGGAGAAGAAGCCCAAGAAGGAGCGTGACCCGAACGCGCCTAAGAGGGAGCCTAACGTCTGGATTAAGTTCACCACCCGCGTGAATGAGATCCTGAAGGAGAACGAGATGTCTATGCCTGGCGCAGAGCAGAAGCAGTTCTCTTCCAGCCTGAAGGAGAAGAATGCCGACTATGACAGCTGGACCCTCGAGAGCATTCTCGCTGAGCGCCAGAGCTGGGTCAAGCCCGAGGTCGGCAAGTGGGCCGCCGCCCACCCAGAGGGCAGCACGAAGACCAGCCGCAAGAGCAGCAACGCGTCTTCCACCAAGAGCGCTGCTGAGGCGGCCACTACTGAGGCGGCCACTACGGAGGTGGCAGAGAAGCCCAAGAAGACTCGCGGCCGCCCCAAGAAGGACAAGAACGAGGCCGCTGCGCCCGTCGCCGCCCCAGAGGTGGTGGAGCCGGTCGAGGCTGCAGAGGAGGCAGAGGAGGAGGAGGTCATCGACGATGTGGAGCTCGTGACGGTGAACGGGAAGGAGTATTACAAGAGCCAGTTCAACGACCTCTTTGATTCCGACTCTATGGCGTATGTCGGCGTTCTCAACGGTAAGAAGATTCTCACCGTCCCCGCGGCCGAGCGTGTCACCACCTACCTCGAGCGCGCCAGCGCCTAAATAAAAAACAAAGACAAAATCAAAAAAGCCGAAAGGCACAAAAACAAAGAAAATATTTTTGTTTTATCTTAATAGATGTCAAATAACAATCTTAATGTGCTAGCTGGCAAATTAGAACATGTGCATATATCGAATGTGCCTACTGTTCACAGATTTGGAACAGCTGCTCCTAAAAGTTATGTTACAAAGAGGGTATCAAAGAGAAACACTCTTAAAAAAGGTTCGCCACGAAGAAAGACAGTAAAAGAAATGCATAGAGCAAAGATAATGCAAGAGCGTAGACGCAAAATGGTTCATAACACTATGGCTACAAGAAAACAAGCAGCGACTGCAAAGCGCAGACAAACTGCTATAAGACGTAAAGAACAAGAAAAAGAAGCCGCAGAAAAGGTCATGATTACTGGAAGAACAAGAGCACAAGCAAAGAAGATTAAAGCAGAAGAAGGGCAGATGCTTGAATAAAAAATTGAAAACTACGAATGCAGGTTTTTTGTATCAAAATGTCTACACCTCTCTTTAACCTAAGCGAGATGCATGTTCTTAACGACACGCATAAGAATGCTATTGCTGAAATGCTCAGGGAGCGTTACACTCCTTTTGTCGCAGAGACTGTAAAGAACTTTGCAGAGGACATTCGTGACAGACAGTCGCTGATTATGGAGAACCTTAAATCTGTGTTGGCTGCTGTCCCTGAGTCCAAGGAGTTCTGGGCAAAGACGATTTCCTTCTATTCCAACGTTTACGAGCGTGGAATGCCTCACCGTGCGGATGACAACAACACTTATCAAATCTGGGCATATACAGACTTTCGCACACGTCTTCTGGAGGAGCTCCAGCTGGATCCCAAGAAGTTCAGCTTTAAGTTGACGAGTCAGTATATCAAGAACGTGGATGTTGGTGTCGCTGAGTATTATAATACTCTTATGCTCGTCTATCGTCCTTAAATAAAAAGATACACTACTAAAAAGATACACAAGTAAAAAATTGCTTCTATTTTTTACCTAGTAAAAAATTGCTTCTATTTTTTACCTAGTAAAAAATTGCTTCTATTTTTTACACTAGTAAAAAATTGAAACCACTTTTTTACTTGTATATTGTATTCAAAAATGGGTAAGACATATAAGAACCAGAGTTCTAAGAACTATCGTGCGGAGGGCAATAGGAAGATGGTGGAAGCAACCATGAATGGTGAGGTAAGTCTTGCTATCTATGCAAAGGTGATTAACCGTCTTGGTGAAGGTCGCATGAAGATTTATTATGAAAATAATAAACGTGGACAAGAAGGGATTGGTAAAATTCGTGGACTCTTGAGAAGGAAGGGGCAAGTGCCAATTCAGACAAACGATATTGTTATTATGACGCCTCGTGAGTTTGAGAGTAAAGACTCATATAAACATTTCGATATTATTGGCGTCTTGACAAGTAAGCAAGCTTCTGAACTAAAGAAAGATAAGATGATTCCTGACTACTTTCTTAATGATGTGGCATCCTCTGAATTTGAGAAGAAGGAAGATACTCATGCATTTGACTTCGAATATGAAGATGATGAAGAGGTGAATATTGATGAAATTTAAAAAATTGATCCAAAAATTTTATAATAAGTAATGTGCTTGGGAAGAAGCATAATAGTTGTTTAGTTTAGTTGGTTAGAATATCGCTCTTATAAAGCGAAGATCGCGGGTTCAAGCCCCGCAACGACTATTTTTTGTTTATTATACAAAAAATTGACATATTGAACATGACAATATACGTATATAATGAGTTGGTTGGGCGCTAAAGAAAGAAAGTGGGAATGGTATAAAAACACAAAGCCTTGCTATACTATATTGAATAGACATTCTTGCACGAATATCAATTGTAATTACGCTCATAGTCTTGAGGATTATGAAACTGCTGTTAAAAAGAGGAACTTTACAATTGACTTAAATATTGTAAATCAATTTAAAAGACTTCTTGATGATATAGATGAACCTTCTCTAAAGAGACAGCGTATTTATTAATTTAGAGTCAGCGTATTTATTAATTTAGAGTCAGCGTATTTATTAATTTAGAGTCAGCGTATTTATTAACTTGTTAAAAGAGACTTGCATGTATCATGATCATCCACAGAATATTTCATACATTTTTCATACTCCATTAGTTTTTTATTGTCGACCGGATTAGAAGACTTGGGAGGCGTTAAAAAATTTATAACTCCATTCACAGCATTATGTGCTAAAGATGATCCTATACCAAAACCAAAACCTTCTTTTATAGTTTGACTTAATGGTATTTTCATACTAGAAGAAGAATTTTGCACCATAGGAGTTTTCGATTTTTGTTTCATCTATATAGTTCTAGTATTTAATTCTTTTTCTTTTCTTTAGCCTGTAAATTTAATCGCACATGTTTAGAAGTATGTAAACCATTACGCTCATGCTTCTCTTTAGCTTTATCACTCTTCTTTCGTCGCTCTTTAAAATGCTCCATATTAAGTATACAAGATATTCTATAATTTAATTATCAATTTTTTATAGAATACTCTTGTATGTCTGAAGAAATTTACTAACATCTACATTTGTAGATAAATTCATCATACTCGCAATACTGAACCAAGAAACATCACAAATTTCTTGCTTATCTTGAATAATAGGTTCTTCTTCATCTAGATTTCTATAAATATAATATGAACCAGATGAAAGCTTTCTATGGTCATCATAATCTTTATTAAAGATGATTCCTGTCTCTTCAAAGCATTCGCGAATAGCACAATTATGGGTGTTTTCATAAGGCTTAATATGGCCTTTGGGAAATGACCACTTATTTCTTTCACGACCTTTTACAAGAAGAATTTTATCATCCTTACTAATTGCAATAATACCATAGGTTCGCTGGCTTCTTGGCTTATAATGTTTAAATGCAGATGGGAAAGAGGAGGGTGACATGGGTTAGTTAATGTTAATTTTTGTAAATATGGGATCAATTTTTTACGTTAAGTAAAAAATAGAACCAATTTTTTACTATTTTACTAGTTTACTAGTTTACAAATTTACCTTAAATAAAAAAATATTTGCAACATTAAAACGAATGAAAGCAATATTAGATACAAATCAATATTATATCTTTCAATTGTCTCAATACGAAACAATACATTATTCTTTTCATCAATAAAAGATTTACATTTTGCAACATAATGAATACGACTTCCACATTCTAAGCATCTATTCTGAGCGTGCCAAATTTCTCTATAAAGAAGTTTTGTAAGACTTGTAGGCATATTCATACGGCAATATGCCCCACCACGCACATTTTCAATTCCATATTCTGCCATATACATTTTTGTGATTTTATCTTCATCAAAATCACTCACATTAATAAACTCTTCTAAAACACAAACCGGTTTATATTTACGTGTCCAAGCAGAACCTTGCCCATAAACATGTTCTTGATACCGTTCACATATATTTTTTGATGTTTTACCTATGTAATATTTTCCATTTTCAAGTTGTAATACATAAATATTGACTTTTGAAAAATCCAATTTAAATTTATTTACACGATTTGGAATATCATGATAAATATATTCTTGCGACTCCATAATCGCTCTAATATAAATATGCGGTGATGCTTTATATTATTCCCAATTGTGTTTTTTTACTATATTTTTAATGATATCAATTTGTAATGAATTATAATCCATTTATCAAAGATAATTTTTTAGTTTGGACGATGACAACAAATGGTTATAAATATTTGACTCTCAACTTATATGAATCATTAAAGAAGTCAAATGTTCCATGGAAGTTGATGATTATATGTGTTGATAGAGAATCTTATAACTTTTTTATCTCTATGAATGTGAGTGCTATATATTATAAACCAAAAAATACAATACCATTAGGAACTTCGCCAAGTCAATTTGGTTCTGATACATTTATGTCATTTAATAAAATTAAGTTAGATTTGATAGAAGAGATACGTTTAGAAGCACCGAAGCAAGTAGAATATATTACATATATGGATGGAGATATTGTAGTATTCAAAGATTTTATGCCATATATAAAAGAACAGATTGATTTATCAAACAATATTATATTATTTCAGAATGATGATTTATATGAGCAACCAAACACGCGAGCGAATGGTTGCACCGGTTTTTTTACTATAAAAAGAACTTTCTTAATTCAATCACCTTTTTATCTAGATAATTTAAATTTATGGAAAATGTTAAGAGAAGATCAAATATGGGTAAATAAAAAGCTTATAGAATATAATATACCATTTGATTATTTTAAAAGAGATTTATTTCCAAATGGAGTATATTTAAAAGATGGACGATGGAAAACTACACAACCATATTTAATCCATTATAATCATATTGTAGGAAATACAAAAGCTCTTATGATGAAACGGAATAAACATTGGTATATTGTATATTAAAAAATTGAACCCTATTTTTACAAGAATTATGTATTACAAAATGGGAGGTACTAGTACATATGGTATTGAACAAGAAGATGGCTCTGTAATTTACAACATCTATAGAGATAGTGTATTTCATCATTCGATTCTTCACGAGTTTACACAAGGACGCAAAGTGGAGATTCTTGATGAAGATTCTTATTATGTAACTTCTATTGAAGACTATTATAGTGAAGAGCTATATATAGAGGAGGATTCTGTGGTTAGGGGGCTTCTGCGTATTGATGGTATTCTAGAGTGGAGAATCTGGGATGATAAGGGGTTCTATACTTTTACTAAGTTTTAGTTATGATAAAGGGTAACTGACCTTTTAAGGCTTTATACAACCTATATATCTAAAAGTATTTCTATTTACCCATTCCCCTTGTCTTGGATCTCTATCCATTATACTTCTAAATGCTGCTATATTTGTATCTCTTACTTTCTGACTAGCAGTTCTTGCTATTTTATCTAATGCATCATATCGTTTATTACAATTAAGTAATGTTAATTTACGACATGTAGGACCCCATGCTGGCGGAT